TTGACTGTATTGCGCCGGCGCGTCATGGTGTCGGACTTGATCGCGGTTTTCCCTGTCGTCTTCGCGAGATCGAGATAAATGTCGAACGTCGAATCGATGGGCAACAGACCATCAACCGGTTTCTTGTAGAACATTTTAAGCACGGCGACGGCTTCCTCGAACGTCGGCATCTTCCGAGCGGTGTCAATCTGATTCGCCCAGGCTTTCGCGACGGCGTATTTGTGGGTATGCGTCGACTGCCGGTATCGTTTCCCGTCAACCTGGTATTCAACCCACCATGTTTTGCGGCGTTTGTAGATAGTCATTTCTGTTTTTCCTGTTTATGATTCAGCGCCGGGGAATGCTTTTACAAGTCCCCACACAATACACACACGCGCGATATCTATCAAGTTCAATTTCATCCAATAAAATCAGGTATTTACTACTGGTGGAGGTGAGGGGAGTCGAACCTTTGCGGACGTTTGGAATGTTGGCGAATGTTCGGGTTTAATGGGCTTGCGGCTACATTCCTGAAAACGAGTCACCACACATTGCCCCACATGATTTCATTGATCAGACGATGTGCGACGTGCAATTTCTTTCCGCTGCTCGACTTCGCGCTCGATTTTCAGCTTGTCAATCAATGCGGAGGCTTCTGATAGCGTCATATTCTTTTTAGGCTTGCCACCGAGCGCTTTGATATATTCAAGCTGCCGAGCACTGGCGGAAATATCGTCAGAGCCGCGATTGACGGTTTCGACCGTGACCGTGAAATCGGGCGCAGTGTCCTTTTGTCGTCGCGGTGATATGAGTTTGAAGAATACAGCAAGGCCGAGCATCCAGGCAAGCGCAATTCCAGTAGTGCGCCAAGCAATTGGCGTCGCGTCGTCAGAACAATGCGAATAGACCGCGTAGCACACAAATACAAACGCGGCAACGAATAGCAGTTGCGAAAGACAGCCTCGGTTTGATTTTCTCATAGCCTGAAAAAGTGTGCCTGAACGGTTTTGATTGTCTTGAACATTTTGATATGTGTATTATATAATTTTTTTATACATCGGCTATTGACGGTAGGTGCTACCATTTGGTATAATTCGTTCCGTAGCCCAGAAAAGGGTCGGGAAAAACTCAAAAGGATAAACGGTCATGTCAAAGACAGGTGAAGCAAAGAAGCGAACGCGGCACGCGCGGTATAAGGTCGGGGTCTGCAAAATGACCGTGACCGTTGACAACGAGGATTGCGTCAGGGCAAAGCGCAAGTCAGCGCGTGAAGGTTATGCCGATACGTCGGCGTGGCTGCGTGGCCTGATTCACGAGGCGGTTTGGGATGAACCACTATTGCCGGAGGATTACGAAGAACTGAAGCGTATGCGCGAGAAACAGGAGGCCTAAAAAATGCAGCTCACCACAGAGATCAATCAGGAAACAAGGCTTAAACTCGAGCGTCGTGCCCGTCGTATCGGGCTGACGCCAGAGGAAGCGGTACGCATCATTGCCACCAGAGGCGTACAATTTTTTTTGGCGCTTTTGGTAGGTGCTACCAGAGCAACTCAGGGTGTACAAAGGTAAGGGGGGTGTATCATGGCAACAGGATTCAGGAAAAAAGTGGAACGCGAATTGTCGATGTTGAGTGCGGCACGACGTGATATCATGCGTCGTATGCACTATTCGACGGTAGAGGACATTTTAAGGGGTAGCGGTTTGCCTTATCAGTTTTGTCAGACTGACCGCAATGACCTGGGCGAGAGACTTCACCATGGGTATCGGTATTTCTTCACGTCAAAATGGGAATCTGATTGCGCGTTGTACATTGAAGAGACTTTTGCAGGGCGATCGTATGCGTCTATGGGCAAGGCCATTGACGCATTGGAGTTCGTTCTAAAAGAGGCAATCCGAAGTGATAAAATGAAATTGCCGGTGCGTGGAGTGCGGAAATCGGGGGGTGTGGCATGAGCAATGAAACGGCTGCGAGCTGCGATATTCTGATCAAGAATGTTCCTGGCGACATTGTGCAAGAGCTCGGACGCAGGGCCGAGGCGCACTTTCGTTCGCGGAGTGGCGAAATCACGGCGATTCTCGCGGCGGTATGCCGTTCCGATGCGACGTTGCCGGGGCTCGGCGTCGGCGAGGCGTTGCCGACATTACGCGGCACAGATGGCGTGAATCAGGATAGGGGCTCGGCGTCGGCGAGGCGTTGCCGCTTCACAGACGCGAACGGTTATTGCACCAACGAGGCCATGCAGGGCGGCGGCTTTAAGTGCACTGGTTCCAACTGCGGCGGTCGCGTAGAGCTGGAGGTCGGGGTATGATACGCATCGAGATCGAGATCGAGGAAATCGCGCCGGGGAAGATCGACATACTCGGCAGATCGTATCACAGCGCCTGGACGGAACCGACGGCCAATGAAAAAGACGCTGCCGCCAGGATCGGCGAGGAAATACAGCTCGCGACATGGAGGGCAAGCGACACGATCGGCCACGTCGAGGCCATTTTCGGCGGTGACGTCGACCAGGCGAAACGGGAGGGCCGGATATGATGATGGCAACGCGCAAGGAATGGGCGTCGAAGGACGCAATCATGTCCGAGGTCGCGGACGTCCCGGAGAACTGGCTTCGCGCGTTCGCGGTGCGACATCCGCTCGATTGCCGGAAGTTCGCGACAACGCGGAACGGCTCGATGATGTACCGCGTTGATGCGGTCCTGCGGGCAATCGAGGACGGCGAGGGAATGCCGAACGACGGAATCGTCGAACGCGACAAGGACGGCGCGGCGGTTTATCAGAGTGGCCAGAGCGACAAAAAGGAGGTGGCGGCGTGAGTGAGGCGGCATTCAGGACGGGATCGGCGTACATCGGAACGGCGACGATCGACCACAGGCGGCAGAAGATTTTTTCCGTCATCGCCCGGCGCGGAAGCGTCGTATCCGTCGCGCACATCAAGGACGTGCGCCGCGAGACCGTCGAAAGCTGCGACGGTGCGGAGATCGTCAAGGTCAAAGATCGAGACGGATTCGACTACGTTCTTTCAGCTCGCGTCGGCGTCGACATCGACCAGGCGTTCAACGTCGTCAGGATGTGCCAGGGGAAATGATGCGACATTTAATCACAATCGCGGATGACTACAAGACAGGCCGGACCGGGCCTGTCCGAGTGAAACGTGATCAGCGCCCTTCTGCGGTTGTCGGCGTGTCGGCGGATACGCTGCCGGCGGCGCGCCGTTTGCGGGTGGTGTACGGGGTGTATTGGTTTGGGAATTTCACCGGCGGAGGCGACAGGGCCGCCAACTTGAATTTATCAGCCGAACACGAGGCGAGCGGGAATGCTGATATCGTGAATCGTCGCAGATCCGATCGGGGTATACACCGAAACGGAACAGCGTCGGTGAATTGCGGGTGTAAAACTGGCAATGTCGCAGGTCGACCGGCGACACCGCGAAAACTGGTCGGAAGTCCTCATGGATCGCGAATCACACGGTCATCCGGCGTGCGCGATCCCTTCCACCCTCCGTTGGCCGGGGGGGGGCAAAAACCGGCCTTTATTCGATTTCAGCTGCGGCACGACGTCGCGGCGTAAACACACAAAGTGAAAGGCAAGTCAGACAATGAAATTCAGGATGTTCACGGACGCGATCAGGAATCGCAAGATCGCAATCAACATCGACAGGGTGGTTCGGATCGAGGTCGCTTCCGAATCAGCCGGGACGACGTACATCATACTCGACCAGATGGAGGACGACGGCGACGGCGACAAGTTCCATACGACAATCGAGGTGGCCGAATCGTTCGACATCGTATTCTCGCGCCTGAATACAATCGCGGAGTGACGGCGATGTACGTTCACAGTCGGGTATATTGGTCGATGCGGCACATTCGCCACCTGACGCGCTTCACGTATGAGCGCGAACGGATGGGCAAGTCGCCGTATCTCACGCGCAAAACCAGATTCAGGCACATGACGGGGCCGAAAAATGAACATCAATGATTTTCTCGAAAAGCTCCAGGGCGTCACGGACGACGGCAACGGCGGATGGATGGCCTGCTGTCCGGCGCATGACGACCACAATCCATCGATGCACGTCAACGTCGGCACGGACGGGCGGATTTTGGTCAAGTGCTACGCCGGATGTACGACCGATGACATTTGCGACGCCCTGGGGCTCAAGGTTCGCGACCTAATGCCGGAGGACGACGCAGGGCGCGTCCGCGGCAAGGGTAAGGCAAAGAGTAAGGCCAAGCCAACGAAAGCCGCCACGGGCCGGAAATCGAGCGATTCGGCGGCGTCTGCGGCCAAGGTTGCCGGGCCGACGTTCGCCGCTCGCAAGAAACGGCCGTCAAAGCACGTCTGTTATTACGACTACAAGCGCGAAGACGGCGCGATCGTCTTCCGAGTGGATCGGCGCGTCTACACCGACGCCAAGGGCGGCAAGACGTTCATTCAGATGTCGCCGGATCCGGAATCAAAGACAGGCTGGACGTTCGGCGTCGCGCGGCAGGGCGTCGAATACATCCCTTATCAGCTGCCACTTATCCGCAAGGCTGCGGCCGGCGGCAAGCCGGTCGTAATATGCGAGGGCGAAAAGGACGTCTGCACGGTCATCAAGCGGCTCAAGCTCGCGGCGACCTGCAACGCCAAGGGCGCCGGGAAATGGTCGGCGGGATTCGGCAAGTATTTCGAGGGCGTCCCGTCGATCCTGATAATCGCCGACAAAGACGCGGAAACGCGCACCGACGAGAAGACGGGCGAGGAAAAGCTGTTCGCCGTCGGTCAGCGTCACGCCTGCGACGTCGAACGCAAGCTCAGGGCGGACGGTTACGAGGGCAAGATACGCAAGGTGTGTCTCCCGGACGTCGAGATCGAACAGGGCGTCACAAAGCGCGTCAAGGACTTCACCGATTGGGTTGAAGCGATGGACGCCGCGAACAGGACGGTCGATAAATCGGCGTTCAAGGCGGCGATCGACGCATTCGGCGATTGGCCGGAGAAGTGGAATTTTTCGGACGCCGATTTGATCGACCTCCAGCGCGCGCAAAAGAGCGCGCGCGATTCCGCATCCCCTTCCGTGCCGCTCATGCCAGGCGATGACGGCGACAAGGGGAAACAAGGAAGGGACAGCGAGAAAAGGAAAGACGGGCGAGGACAGATGGGCGAGGCCGGCCGGTTCGGCCGCATTTGTCCCCGCGCCCCCTTGAAAGATCGTGAGTGGTATCAGGTGGATTTCCAAATGGACCCGTCGCGAATAGCTCGCTTGAACGTGTGCCGCGATGCGATACAGTTTGAGGGGTGGCAACGGAGCGAACGCGCCGAGGACTACGGCGATTTTATTCAGATGGCGTCGTACGATCCGATAAAATGCCCGGCAAGCCGCATGGTGTCAATGGCCGTCGGCTGCATGGATTCGTTCAACCGGCATTTCAAGCTGCAGAATCCGCAACGCACAGAGCTGTCATGTATGCTCGCGCTCGCCTGGCTGCGCTCGCGCGGCAAGTTTTTCGCCGACATCGATAATCCGATGTACGCGACATCGCTTTACTTCGACAGCGTTGACGGCGTTCTGTACAACATTCAGTCAAATGAATTTCAGTCGTTCCTGGCAACGGAAGTCAACATCAGTCGCGAAAACAAGGTTTTCAAGTTCATGATGGCGTTGATCGAGGACATGACGATGATGAAGGACGTCACGCCGCGCGTCAGGCCGTCAAAGGAATGGGATCGCGTGGGTGATGCGATCTACGTCAGCAACGGCGATTCGCGAATGTACAAGGTGACGGCAAACAAGGTCGAGGACGTCGCGAACGGCACCGATGGCGTCGTCTTCCTGCGCGGCGCGACACTTATGCCGTTCAAGCTGCGCGAGGGGCCTGGGCTCGATCCGTTCGTCCACTCGATGCTGTTTCGGTATGCGTCGCTCGAAAAGGATACCGACGTCATGAATTGCCGTCTATGGTTCCTAAACCTGTTCATGTGCGACCAAAACAAGCCGATCTTGCTTGTCAACGGTCCGCGTGGATCGGGCAAGACGTTTCTGCTCCAGGGAATGAAACAGTTTCTCGGCATCCGCACGAACGGTCAGCTCGATGATTCATACAACAAGATGGAGAAGTCCGACAAGGGCGCGGAAAACTTTTGGATCATCATCGACAAGGGCCGTTTCGAGATCTTCGACAACTTCGACACAAAAATCAGCTGGGCGGACAACGATTTCCAGGTCGCGTCGACCGGCGGAACGCACAAAACGCGAGAGCTGTACAAGACCGACGTTCTTGTGACGTTGTATGCAAGGGCGTTTTTCGCGCTCACCTCGAATAATGCCGTCTTCACCTCCGAGGGCGGCGGACTGCCGGACCGAATCATCAAGATCGGCACCATAGGCCGTCCGAAGGTGTCAAAGGGTCCCGCCGAGCTCAAGGCCGACAACATGGCGCATCGCGAGGAATATATGACGTTCGTTTTGCGGACGCTCGCCGCTGCGCTTGCCGACAAGGGCAAGGTTGACGAGAACATCAACAGGCGACATCCAGAGTTCGCGGAGTTTGCGGTCAGGTGCGGTCGCGCTATGGGTTGCGAGGCCGAGGCGATCAGGGCATTGTCAACGGCGGAAATCGAGAAGTCGGTACTGCCATTGATGAACGACATGATCGCAAAGGAGATCGTCACGGTGCTGCTGAATCAGGAAAAGGTCGGCAACCTCGGCTTTACGGCTGGAGAAATGACGGACATGATCATCGGCGGCCTGGACACCGACGAGGTGGACGAGAAGACGAAGGCGATCTACGGAGCGCGACGGATCGGCAAGACAATCAAGAAGTTCGAGGCCGATTTCGCGACGATATTCAAGTATTCGTCGCGAGTTCTCGAAGGTAAGACAAAGTACGAGTTCGCCGGGCTGACCGCCAGGGGTGAGGCCGTCGTCGGTTCGCTTCGCGGTGGGTTGGTGGGTTTCAAAGGGTCATTTTCAAAAAGTCCCAATGAAAGTACGGGGCGCGGGGAGTTTTCCGAAAATGGCTCTACAAACACACCTAATCCACCATACGCGCGCGCGCCTGCACAATCCGTTCCTTTTGCGCGTAAAGAAGAAGGCAATAGAGATATTGCCGAACCGGATGATATATCGGATGACATGGAGTTTCCTCTATGAGCAACGCCGAGACAATAGGTGCGAGGTTGTATCGCAAGGTCGTCACGCCGGTATGGTCCGCAGATCGGCGTCGTTACACGGCCGGCTGCATCGTTCACGGCGAGGGCGGTGCGGTCAAGGTGATATTTCTCCAGTACGAAACAGGCAAGGGCATCGTCGGGCGTTGCAAACCGTCGGACGAAATGGTCGGATGGCTTAAACAGTACGGTCGCGATCTGAAAGACTATATTCAGAAGGCGAATCGGCGAGAACGCGAAAAGGCAGAGAGGGCAAAAGCATGAGGTCGAAAAAATCGAGCATACGCCCAAGCGATCGAGAAAAATTTTCGTCTTGCCACCCCCCCGGTGGTAGGTTCTGAAAAAAGAGTCCTTGCTACTACTGGCAACGGCAAAGGTTAGCGAAATCAACTGACTAACGAAAAATGAGAGGAAAGTTCAAGATGGCGAAAAAACAAAAAAGCATGGCGGCCGCAAGTCCGGAACCGCCGAAAGTGGCGGTCGTCATGGATGTGCAACCGCCTGTCGAGTTCGTCGACGACGCGGAATCAAAACCGCCGGCGGTCGATGACACCAGGCAACCGTTGCCGACGCCGATTCCCGCGCCGGTGTGCGAGATACGCGACCCGCTTTGGGAATTGTATCTCGCTCGCGTCGCAAAGGCCGAAACAATCAACACGATGCGGCGGGACGGCAGAGCGATTTTCCGGGATGCGTTCGCCGAGGCGAAGGTCGCGCTCGACGTCTATCTCGAACAGACAAAGAAAGGTCAACAGTCATGAGCGAAGAAAAGAAGTTCGATCCCGAAATGCGAGGTGCGCTTTACGAGGAATCAGATCGCAAGAGCGACAAGTCGCCGGTGGCGACAGGCAAGATCACGATCAGCGGCGTCGAGCTGCGCATTGCGATGTGGCCTGCGCAAGTCACCAAGGGCGAAGCGAAAAAGAAATATTGGCCGCTCAAGGTCGAGTACCGCCAGGGCGCGACAAAATTCCTTGTGCCGGTGCTGCCGGCGAACGTGACGGTCACGGGCGCGACAGCGAGCGGTTCGGACGCGGCGCCAGGCGACGGCGATGCGCCGGAAGCTGGCGACATGCCGTTTTGAGGTGCGACATGAGGAAGCGCAAACCAGACGGCGGCACCCTGTTCGACATGGGTTCGGCAACGACGATCCAAAACGCCGAGGCAATCGGCGGCGGCGAGAAAACGCCAGAACCAGCACCGGTTCCGATCGGCGGGAAAATGCGACTTTCGGATTTCGTCGAGAATCCGGACAATCCGCAGACGATCACCGACCAGGCGTTCGACCGTCTGCTCGGCAAGGTCGAGCGCATCCCGTCAGGGCTGACGGCAAAGCGGATCGCGTACGTCACCGACCATGCCGCGGGAAAGTACGTCGTGCTTTCCGGCAATAAGCGACTAAGGGCGTTGAAGCGGCTGCACGGCGACGACGCGGAAGTACCGGCGGAGTGGTTCCAGGACATTACATCGATGTCCGAGGATCAGCGCAGGGAGTTCATCGTCACCGCAAACGTCGTCGAGGGCAGATGGATCGCGAAACTCCTGACATCGATGTACGACAAGGACGAGCTCGCGCGGCTAATGGACGACGCGGACGTGGCGGCAATTCTCGCCGACCTTCCGGCCGTTCAGCAGGTCGCAGAGAACCAGGAAGTCGACCAGGAATCATTCGCGGACGTCATGGAGCTGAAAATCAAGCTGACGGCGGCCGATCGGGATAAGGCCGTCGAGGTATTGGACGGCATCAACGCCGACGACATGGGCGCGGCGTTGATGACTTTAATCACGGAGGGCAAGAAATGAGACTCGGCGATTTTGTGGAGAATCCGGACAATCCATCGGAGATATCGGACGAGGATTTCGAGAGCGTCGTGCGGCTCATGAGCCGGAACGCCGCCGGACTTGCCGCGGATAGGATCGCGTACGTCACCGACCATGCCGCGGGAAAGTACGTCGTGCTTTCCGGCAATAAGCGTCTAAGGGCGTTGAAGCGGCTGCACGGCGACGACTTCAACGCGCCCGACGACTGGTTCCAGGATATTACATCGATGTCCGAGGAACAGCGAAACGAGTTCGTCGTTGATGCGAACGTGAACGACGGCAAATTCGCCACCGACAAGCTGCTCGCGATGTACGATCGCGCCGAGCTCGCAGAGTGGGTCGGCGAAAGCAAGCTCGGCGAACTTATCTCGGTCGTCGAATCCAAACCGGAACCGGCGGTCACAGACAAGGACGACGAACCAGGCGCGGTCGCGCTCGTCGAACTAAAGATCGCGCTATCGTCAGCAGACTACAAGCGCGCGACGGCATATCTGCGCAAGCGATCCGACGACATATCGGTTGCGTTCATGGAGGTCATCAATGGCCGGACATAAGTTCGCGTACAGATGGAGCCTGTCGGACGGGTTCCCGGCGCCAGACATCGAGAACCACGGTTCGACGGTGTTTGGGACCTTCATTTGCGGGGGGGGGTCCAGCATGGGCTATAAGCTCGCAGGGTTCCACCATTTGGGCGGCGTCGAAATCGATCCGAAGGTCGCGGAGGTGTACAGGCATAATCTACGGCCTGAAATGCTCTATGTCGAGGATTTGAGGAAGTTCAACCGGCGTGACGATCTTCCGGCGTCGCTCTATGATCTTGACGTGTTGGACGGTTCGCCACCGTGTACAACGTTCTCGATGGCCGGACAGCGCGAACGGTCATGGGGCAAGAAAAAGCACTTTCACGAGGGCAAGGAAAAACAGACGCTTGACGATTTGGTATTCGTCTATTGCGACACGATCGCGAAACTGCGGCCGCGTGTCTGTCTTTTGGAGAATGTCGCCGGTATCGTCAAGGGCAATGCAAAGGCGTATTGTCGTGAAATCGTCTCGCGCCTGAATGACGCAGGGTATCGGGTGCAGATATTTCTCTTGAACGCGGCAAGGATGGGCGTACCGCAACACAGGCAACGCACGTTTTTCATTGGACTTCGCGACGATTTCGCGGAGCTGCCAAAGCTCAGGATCGACGTTGACGAGCCACCAATCACGTTCGGCGAGGTGATAGACGAAAAGGATCAGGCGCGAAGGATCGGGCCGCGTCTCTTTGATTTGTGGTCGAAGCGCAAGGCCGGCGACCTGACTTTCGGCGATGTCGTCGAGCGCACCGAGGGCAAAATCTCGCTATTCAATCATTCGCTTATTCACCGCGACAGGATATGCCCGACGGTGTGCGCGTGTTCGGCTCATTGGCTCTATGACTATCCAAGGCCGCTCAACGGATCGGAGCGCGTAAGCTGCGCAACGTTTCCGATTGACTATGAATGCACGTTTGAGCAGCTTGTTTTTATGACTGGTATGTGCGTCCCGCCGGTCATGATCGCGCATATCGCGGACGCGATTTGGAATCAATGGCTAAAACCGATAAGGGCGAAGTAATGACGTATGGGTACGATCTTGAAGTGTTGGACGTCGCGCTCGAGAAGGTCGAGAACGCGGCGCGTGACATGGTACGCAATCACAAAGTCGAAGATTGGTTTGCATATCGGCTGGGGCTTGTCAGCGGCGACGCCAGTTCAATACGGGATTTAATCAGGACCATGAAAGGCGGTACGAATGACACGAATCATTGAAGCTACAAGGGAAGATGGAACGCGGCAACTCTTGCCGACGTCGCTGTTTCGCGGATACGCGGCAGAGGCGCGAGAGGTCGCCGGCACCAATACGCGCAAGCGGTTTCGCGTGTTCGGTCAGATGCTTGCGAATCTGATGTATGTACGCAGATACGTTCGCATGGTTCAAATTGATTATAACTGCAACGGCCAGAGACGATCGGTAATCATGGAAAAGAAAGGTTGCAAGCCATGACATACGAGCAATTCGTCGCAAAGGTTTCCGAAATGCGAAACGCACAGCGTTCATATTTCCGGACGCGATCAACCGAGTTCCTGCGGAGATCCAAACTTCTTGAAAAAGACGTCGATCAGGCGATCGATGCGTTCTACAATCCGCAAGGCGATCTGTTCGACGAGGTGAAATCATGAAAAAGCGGGAACGTACGCCGGGACAGATAGAGGGCGCGCGAAAGCATTGTCTCAACGGCGTCCGCGCGATGACGCCGGAAGAACGGAAGATCCGGCAGAAAAAATACCGCGCCGACGTTCTCGCGAATCCGTTTCGCCGGAAACAATACGCCGAATACTTCCGCAAGAGGCGCAAGCGTCCCGGAATGCGCGAACGGACGAACGAACAGGCCCGGGCGAGATACAACGCCGACGTCGAAAAGGCCAGGAAACAATGCCGGGCGAAGTACCGCCGGATGATGGCGGATCCGGAAAGGCGCGCGGCGTACCAGAAGCGACGGCGCGAACGTCGTCACGGCGCGGACGGAAAGATGACTGCATCCGCGAAACGGTCGCAGATCCGCGAGAAGCTGATTCCGCGGTGGAAGCGCGTCGTCTTCGATGGTCGCGACGAGGCGTATATGCGTAGGACGACGCCCGAGAACGCGCGCCTGTTCGTGATGTGGCGCGACAATCCCGCCATGTTCGAGCAGATGATAAAGTCTTCATACCAGGTATCAAACTAAGATCAAGCGAGGCAGTATCATGAGAATAACCATACCCGTATCAGGCGACGGCGACGCATGGATGTCGCACATGCCCGAGATAAACTTCGATCCGCAAAGCATGCTCGACGCGAACGGCAAGATCATCTTGTCGAAGGTAACTGACTTGCTACACCAGGCAAACAAGTTCCACGAGGAACAATTCGGGCGGCAAATGTTCATGGTCGGAAGCGGCGACGGATTCAACACGTACTCGATGACGGTTGAATTTCTCCGACAGCTCGCGGCGGTCACGCATTGGATCGAGAACCGTCCAGGATCGAAGGCGCACGTTTCGTCGAACGAATCGATGCAGGACCGGCGGCTCGAACGCCGGATGTCGAGGGATCAGGTCGCATTCTGCCGAATCGACATCCGCAACGTCTCGGCGGGCGTAAAGTTCATAATCGGATACGGCAATCCGATGAACAAGGTGATCGGCAACTGCGAAGGCGGCGCGCGCGAGTTCGCGATCTACGTGACGCGAATCATCCTAAATCTGGCCGAGACGGTCAACGCGCTCAGCAGGGACAAAAACGCCGGTCTCCGCGTCAGCGTCGAGGGCCGCGATCCGAATCTGATTCCAGAAGCGCGAAGGCGCGAGGCCGACGGGCGGCAACGTGACATTGTGCGCAAGGCGAACGAGGAACGTCAAACCTGCGTTCGCAGATTGGGCGCGTATTGTTCGCCGAGTGATCCGCGCTGCCGTTGCTATCGCGACGGGCGTTGCGTCGAGTTGGAGGTGTGACGATTGACCGACATTGAGCAGATTCGCGCCCTGGCTGCGCAGGGAATCGGGCGGTACGGCGTCGAGGCGACGATCGGGCGCAAGATGACGCCCGACGAGCTGATGGCGTTCCGCAAGGCCGAGACTGTCCGCAAGCTCAGGATTGCGCAGAAGAAGGCTCAAGGGCCGAAGTCCGTTGCGGAGCGCGTCGCGGCACATGTGGCGCGGCACAACGACGTCGGCGAGTTCGATGTCCGGCCGCGTCACCCGCGGCTGAAAGAGGCGTGTCGGTACGATCTTGAAAAATTCATGTGGTACTACTGCCGGCGCGTTTTGAAACACAGGCCGCCGAAGCTCATTCGCGACGGCCTGATACATGATGTGCAAGAGACGATCCTTCACGGTGGCCAGGCCGTGAAACAGTATGGGCGCGGCGTCGGCAAGACAACGATCATCGTCTACTGCGCAATCACCTGGGCGATCTTGTACGGGCACCGTCGGTATCCGGTTATCATTTCGGCGACGGCGAAGCTCGCGAAGAAGAATCTGAAAGTCGTCAAGAAGCTGCTTTCGCGCACAAAGGCGATATTGCAGGATTTCCCGGCGGTCGCGGTGCCGATCCAGGCGCTCGGCGACGTGTCGCAACGCACGGCGTCGCAGACGTACCACGGCATTCCGACCGACGTTGAATGGGCCGCCGACCAGATCACGCTGCCGATGTGCCGCGATGAACAGGGGCGGCCGCTCGACGCCGGATGCGGCGCGATAGTCGGTTCCGTCGGCGTAGGCGGTGCGGTGCGCGGCGCGAACGAGGGCGGCCAGCGTCCGGACTTCCTGATTCTCGACGATCCGCAGACGGAGAAGGATGCGCATTCCCCCAGGCGCGTCGAGACGATCGTAAACTACATACACCACGACGCGCTGATGCTCGCTGGGCACGACCGGCGGATATCCGCGTTCGTGACAATCACGCCGCAATGCTACGGCGACGTGGCGACCGAACTTTGCTCGCGCTCGAAGCATCCGGAATGGGACGTCACGATCGAACCGTTCATCGTGCGCAAATGCCCGAACTGGTCGCGGCTCGTCCTGGAGTTCGTCGAACAGTACATCGAAGACGCGACCGCGCACGACGCGCGCTGCACACGGTCGAAGGCGTGGTACATGGAGAATCGCGACAAGTTCGCCGATGTCGTCGTGCTCGATCCGATGCAGTACGACGAGGCGGACGAAATCGACGCGGTGCATCACCTGCTGAACCTCCGCGCACGTCTCGGCGCAGCCGCATTCGACGCCGAGATCATGATGAAGGTAAGCGATCAGGCGTCGGAGCTGGACATCAACGCCGATTCGGTCGCGGAGAAGTTGAACGGCGCGCCGGTCAACGTGCTGCCGTCAGGCACGGATCAGGTCGTCGTCTTCTGCGACGTCAACATCACGAAGAACCGGGGGCTCTCATGGGTTGCGGCTGCGTTCGGGCCGCACCGTGTGGCGACCGTCGTGAACTACGGGCGTTTTCCACAGCGCGGACCGCTCGTTCCGCCCAATTCGTCCGACCTTGTGCGCAATCGCCTGATTGCCGCCGGAATTACGCACGTCGTCAAGACGGTTGCGGCGATACCGTTCCGGGACTCAAAGAACAGGCGAGTTCATCCGCTGGCATTCGGATTCGATCGCGGCTATCTTCCGGCGGTGATACATCGGTCGCTCTACGTTCTGCGAAAGACGATGCCGCTGCCCTTCCCGCTCGTCGCGATGCGCGGTTTTCCCTGGGACAAATTCGGCGTTCGCGATAAGGACATATTGAGACGCGGCGATCACGTCTTCGCGACGAGATCGCAGTACGGCCAGTACTTGGCGGAAATGGCGCCGTATTGGCGCGAGATCATGCAGTCAGGACTGCTCGAGACGCCGTTGCAACCGGGATCGCTCTCGTTCTACGGATCCGACGCGACGCGCCATTTCGAGATTGCGACGGAGATCTGCAACGAAAAGCTGTTGCGTAAATACACGGTGACGCGAGGAAACAAGACGCTGACGGCGTGGGATTGGCAGACTTTGGGCGACAACCATTTTTGCGACTGCCTGACAGGATGTTTCGCGCTCGCGTCCTGGTATCATGCGTACGACAATCTTTCGTCGATCATCGATGGCGTCATCATTTCGCCCGGCGGAATGGCGTTCAAGGCGGTCGCACCTGCGCAGACACAGCCGAACGGCAACGAGATCGCGCCTCACAAGCTGCACCAGGACGATCTGTTCGATCCAATGCGCAACCAGGCGATCGTCGCCGCTGCCGGATACGACGGCGCATCCGACGAAACGGAAGGAACACTCGATCCGGACGTCGCGCCATTTGCCGGCGACGTCGAATCGACGGCGGATCCGCTTTCCGCGGCGGATGTGCCGCGGAAGAAAATCATCTACATCAAAAAGCGGCTGCACAAAATCAGGCGCGGGAGGTACAGAAAATGATTGTCAGAACCATTGAAATATGTCCGTCGTGCGGCCAATGGGACCCCTGGCGCAAGATATCGTCGAGGTACTTCAACCGGGGCAACGTCGTGCGTCGCGTGTACGTGAAATGCAAGCGATGCGGACGGGCCGAGACGGTCGAATATCGCCGTCCGGAATACCCTGCGCAACAAAAATCAAGTTGACGCCGCGCCCGATTGGGGCACTTTTTGGGGCCGTTTGCGCCCGAACGGGGCACTTTTTGACGGACGGACAAATTTCTCGCCGTTTTTCGTGGTATTATAAATCGCGTGATGACGGCACATTCGAGAGACAACCTGGTAAAGAACCGTGCGCGGCTCCTGGCATGGATCCAAGAGCTCGATCGCGTCTGCGTCGAGATTGCGACCAAAGGAACCGCGTCGGCGACGATTTCGGCCGGCGGCGGCTCGAAGTCGTACACGCGCATCGACCTTGACGATCTGCGCAAGCTCAGAAGCGAATACGCCGACAGGGTGGCGCAGATCAACCGGTGTCTCGCCGGCGCGCCGTCGACTGGCATTCGGCGGATACTTGTGACGAGGTACTGACATGGCGAAGTCGAAAAGAGTTTCAGCGTCGCGCAAGCGAGAGATTCCGGCGAACATCCATGCGAAGTTCGCCGACCTTCCGCGCGACGTCCAGAAGCGTGTCGCGGCAACGATCATCGGCGGCCTGCGCAAGATGGGATATTTCGGCCGCGGCGGATATCGCACGGTCCGCGGACCGGACCAGATGAACCGTCCGCGCATTTCGGCCGAAACAGAGGGCGAAGTCGGACAGCTCACGATATCGGAGCGCAACAGGCTCGTCGCGCTCGCGCGGAACGCCGCGAGAAATTCCGATCGGCTCGAGGGCATTCTTCACCAGATCGAGATAAACTGCATCGGGGTGGACGGCGGCAAGGCGGTTTTCGAGTTTCCGAAGGGATACGAGAGGGCTGCCGCCAAAATCGAGACGGCTTTCGCGAACTGGGCACAGGAAGCGGAATATTTCGAGGACCTTGACCTGCAGGACGTTCTCAAACTCGCGCTCAGGACACAGATGCTCGGCGGCGACGTCGTGCTCGTCTTCGACGACGACATCACGGCCGCATCGACCGGACAGATCATCGCGTTTGAACCGGATTGCGTCGGCGACCTGATAGGGTTCAAAGATCGGTTTCCCGGATACAAGCAGTTCCAGGGAATCGTAAAGAACGCGAACGGGAAAACAATCGGCGTCACCGTCTCATGGTCACAGCGCGGACTTTCCGCGTACGACCAGTATGATTCCGACGGCAAGCTGGCGGCGTGGACGCTCATAAAGCCGGAGGGCCTGCGCTGGCGCGATTCGATATTCACGATCTACCGCGGCGTCGGACGCTTCAATCAGCTGCGCGGCAGTTCGCGCCTTTGGCCAGGGCTCGGCACGGTCGCAGACCTGACCGATCTCCAGGAATCGGAAGTACAGGCCGCGAAGATCGGTGCTCAAAAAGTCGGACAGATCCTGCAGGAGGTCGAGAAGAACGAGGGCGAAATCGCGTCGGAACTCGATCCGGACGCACAGGCGCCGATCGGCGCGGACGACTACCAGGCCGCAGTCGACGCTGCCCAGGAAGCGGCAGAGGAAGCGGAACAGATCAAGGTGGACACGGAAGAAATTCGAGGTGCCGGAATTATGTTTGACTTGATGCCCCCCGGCCTGAAGATGGAGCTCCTCGATACAAAACACCCCAACGACAAACTTGTGGAGTTCTCGAATTGGCTGCATCGCGGCGTCGGTTTCTCGCTCGGGCTCGGATCGATTCACGCGACCGGCACGGCCGCAAGTACGTACTCGGCAAGCCAGGCCGAAATGGTACTTGCGCAGATCGAGTTCGACGACGAGTTTCACAAGCTCGAGAAAAACATCCTCGATTGGGTGATCGTCAACTGGTCGCGGTGGGCACAGCGGCGCGGCATGATTCCACAGGATTCCGCGCTGCCGTACGACTGGCGGCGGACGTGCGTACAATGGCAAAGGCCGCCGCACCGCTCGCTCGATCCGGTCAAGGAGCAGACGGCGCTCAATTCCGGGCTCAAGAACGGAACGATTCTCTATCGCGAAAAATGGGGTCCGAACTGGAAGCGCAAGGCGCTCGCGTTCGGCGAGGAAATCAAGTTTTTCAAGGCGAACGGAATACCGCACCTCGCCTTGCAAACGGTCAGCGGGAACGAAATCGTCACCGTCGACGGTGGCGGCAACAAAGCCGAAGACGGCGAGGAGAAGTAAAACATGGGCAGAAAGAAATTCAGTCTGATTGGTGAAATCACCGATTTCGACTATCACGGAATGTGGGGCGACTACAATTCGCCCAAGCCGCTCAAGGCGTGGCTCGACACGCTCGCGCCAGGCGAGGAAGCGGAGATCGAGATCAATTCGCCCGGCGGCCTGGTCGTCCAGGGAGTCGAGATGGCGAACGCGATCAAGAACAGCAAGGCAAGAATCATCGCCCACGTCACCGGCATCGCCGCGTCGATGGCGTCCGTCATCGTGTGCGCCTGCGATGCGATCGAGATGGAGGAAGCGAGCTTCATGATGATTCACGACCCCTGGGGCTACGCCCTGGGCAACGCCGAGGAAATGCGCAAGGAGGCGTCGCTGCTGGACCAGATGAAGTCCGTCATCATGTCGTTCTACCGCGGCAAGTTCAAAGGCCTGACGGAAGAACAGATTTCCGCGCTCATGTCCGACGAAACGTGGTACACCGGGACGGAATGCAAGGAGAACGGGCTTGACTGCACGGTGATCAAGAGCGACGTCCGCGCGGCCGCGTCGATCGTTCCGCACAAGTTCGCGAAGATCCCGGAGGCCGCGGCGAAGTTCCTGACATCGAAGGAACTGACCGACGAGGGCCGCGCCGAGATCGAGGCGGCGAAGGCCAAGGCGAAGGCCGAAAAAGCCGCGTCCGGAAGTTCCGCGGGGAACAATGCCGAGGCGTCTGCGACTCCTGCCGCGTCAACTCCGGCCGACGGCGACTGGGAAGCTCGCTACAGGGGCGCGTCGAAGAAGATCAACGAGCTTCAGGCGCGGATCGCCGATTTCGAGAAGCGCGTCGGCGATTCCGCCGACGGCGCCGCGGTCGCCGCGGAGCGCGACAGTCTGAAAACCCAGGTCGCGGCACTCGAACAGACGAGCGCGAACGCGGTCAAGGCGCTCAAGGATTTTGAGGATCAGGTCAAGCAATCGGGTTTTGAAAACCTGGCTGCGCTAATCGGCGCGGTCAGCGGGTTCAAGTCCGACCTTGAAAAACGTGACGGAGAACTGGCGGAGTGCCGTCAGCAGCTCGATCACATGAAGGCGACGCGGGACATCCTGACCAGTTCCGTGCTCACACCCGGCGCGGCACAGGCGAAATATTCGTCGTTTGCCGAGGCGGTTGACGCGATCGGCTATGTGGCCGCGTGTCAGAAGTACCCGGAACTCAGGGCGAGCTACCGGAATCACAAAAAGTAAAAATCACAAAACAAGGAAAACAGAAAATGGCAAAGAGGTTTTTCAGGGTTGAAAAGGCCGACCGTCCCGATCTCGCGGCGATCGGATCCATTTCGCAGTTGGATGTCAAGGGCTATGCGTTCCCGAAGATCTTTCCGCTTATGCCGGTGACGGAAAAGAGCGGCACGATGACGGTTGCGCCGGCCGGTCTTACGGCGTCCAAGGGCACCAAGAACCGCTCGAACGGCACGGCGCTCAGCGGCACGGCGATCAGCATGGTCGATGTCGAATGGGCTGCGGTTCGCTTTGAAGGTCGCGGAAAGCTCTACGAGGACGACGGCGCGGCGTATGCGTCGGCGGAAGCTGCGGATCAGGCCGGCGCGGAACTCTCTCAGCGTCTCGCCTGGAACAAAGTCGAGGACGAGGCGTTTGCAAAGGTGTTCACCGCTGCCCGCAAGAGCGGCGCGACGGAGCTTGCCGATCACCACGTCGTCAAGATTCTCCAGCAGAAGGCGAAGTCGCTGCGCAAGTATGGAAAGCCGACATTGGTGATGACGACCAATGCGTGGCTTGACTTCTGCGAGATTCCAGAGATTCGCTACAGGCTCGAGAAGCTGGCCGGCGCGTCCAATGATACCGGCTTTATCATGACGGACATCGCCAAGGTTCGCGCTGCCGTTTCCACGTTCATGGGATTCGACGACATTGTTCTCTTTGATTCCGAGATCGTCGGCACCGACTACGATACTTGCGTCGCGGTGATCGGCCTTCGCCCGGAGGCAAAGGGCAACGCCGTCACGACGGCCAAGAGCAAGGCGACGTATGGCTGGACGCCGGTTTACATCCCGGAGGACGCCGCGGCCGACAAGCCGTTCGACATGAGGGCGTGGTACGACGACGACAACAAGTGCAACGTGTACGACGCCGAAGCGTTCCTCGGAGTGGTCGAGGCATTCAGCGACGCGGTTGCGATGTGCAAGTTCGCGGAGGCGTACACAGAGTACCCGACGACCGTTGTCAACAACGAGATCACGGGCGCTGCCGCTGGCGGCGAGGGCTGATTTAAGCCAGCGGAAGGCAATACCCGGCGCGGCGTGACTTCGGCTGCGTCGCGCCGGTTTTAGAATCATTCAGGAACTAAAAAAAGGGCTTCACGAAAATGAAAAAGTTTTTTGCTACTCTCGCGTTGTTCGCGGCGTTCGCTTGCGCGGCTGCCGTTGTCGTGCCCTTCTCGCCTACGTCCGGCGGTACGTTCAAGCTGTCGCAGGGCGGCAAGCTCACGCGAGTGGAAGCGTTTTCGCCGGTGTCGGGCGGAACGATCGCGTTGAAGTCCGTCTATTCTGCGGACGTCTATACGAACGCGCTCAGCATTGCGACGGCGACGAATTGGAATTACAGCGTCGTCGAATCGAACGCATACACGCACGCCGTTTCGACAAACGAGTTCCACAATCTGTCATGGATCGACGACCCGGGCATTATCGGCGTCACGACGAACATTGCGGTTGTCGCGACCACCAACACATGGCCGGTATATCAAAAGACGGTCGCGGTCACAAACGATCTCGTCAGCGGTTCGCAGACGGGGTATATCTACACCAACACACTCAGCACGGCGAAGTACCTTGCGCCCGGCGAACGTCTGTTGTTCACCGGTACGGGCGTCGGCGGTTTCGTGCGCTTAATCTTTGAGTGATCCCATGCCGTCAATGTTCGAGAACGATGCGGCGTTTGAGCCGATGAGCGAAATCGTCAAGTGGCGGCAAGACAAGTCGCCGCACCTCGAAGGTTCGTTCAAGGCGACCGTGCTGCACGGCGAGACGCAGAGCGATTCGGCCGGACCGTCGCGCGGCACATTTGCCGCGGATCCGTGGTCGATCGTCTGCGGCTCGAATCCGGCGGAATGCGTCGGGCTCGCTGTCGGCGATACGCTCGAGCTCAAAAGCGGCATCATTCTCAACGTACAGCAGATTTCTCCCGATCCGGTTTTCGGATGGGTCATTCGTGCAACATCGAAGGCGAGGGCGCCGAGGTAATGGCATACTCGATGACAGATTCCGGCGTATTGGCCAAGAGCGGCCGCGGCAAGAACGCGGTCGCGCTGACCATTTCGTTCAAGGAAATCGACCGCTGGGCGGCGCGGATGCGCAAAGACACTAAAGAGCTTTGGCGGCTCTCGTATGGCCGCGCCTGCGCAGGGCTCAAAAAGAAATTCGTCGAAGTGATGCAGAAGTCGGGCGGCGTCGAGGGCGTTCCGAAGTTCAAGGATTTCGAGGATTTTACGAAGACGCTGCGCGCGAAGTCCGGACGCACGGCGACGATGGGCGGCGTTCTCGCCGAAAAGAGATCCGTCGTCGCATTCAAGCGCAACGGGCGTCAGGTGATCGGATGGCCGGACTATTTGGCCGACACGGCCTGCGCGTTTCAGGAAGGTCGCGGCGGACCTGACGCGGAAAAGTATTTCACCGATCCTGAATGGCGTCGCTCATGGCACCGCGCAGGGTTGCAGGACATTCCGAGGTCATACGTCCACAACGAGCGCATGGTCATTGAGCCCTATTTCGTCGATTACATCCGAAAGAATCTCGACGAATGGGCGAAAGGTGCATATTACAAGGGGCTCGTCGCTCTCATGCAGGGCAAGGGCGACAAGAAGTTCGCGGAGGCCAATCTATGAAGTCGCATCGCTCAATCATGCAGAAGCTCGCAGAGGCGATCCAGGCGTCGTCGGACGTCGCGCAGTATTGCACGGCGCATTTCGGCCGCGCGCTCGCAATCAACGTCGGCGCGTACGCGAACGGCATTCCGGACGAGGCGGAATCGCCCTTCTTGTGGATTCACGCAGCGGACGACGAAAACGAACAGGTCGGTTCGGAAGACACGTTCACCGTGCGGCTCGTCGTCGCCGGATGCGTCAAGGGCGAAGGCGGCGAACAGTACATCGAGAACGTCGTCGTCGAGCGCGACGAGTCCGTGAACGGGCTGACGATCAACGGCGGAAACGCCGTCGTCGAAGATCTGCGCGACATGATAATCGGCATAGCGCGCGAGGCGAAGGCCGGCGCATACCCGGTGCGCATACGTCGCGAGGAAAACGACATTTCACATTTTCCGCTCGAGTGGGCGGTGATGTACATCGAATACAATGAGCCGGAAGCGCTCAATTAAAACATGGAGGTCAAGAAATGGGTACGAGGTATCATGTAAAAAGCGCGACGCTGACATTCGGCTCGGCGACGTACGAAATGGAGACGGGGCCGCACGCGCCGGGCTGGACCAGAGATCCAACGGACGTCACGGCGCTCAATGACACTCACAAGCAGTACATTCCCGGCGCGCTCATAGAGGACGACGAGATCACGGTCACTATCTATGACAAGGGGCCATCTGCGCGTCCGCAGAAAAGCGATCCGCCTGCCGCGCTGTCGTTCGAGGTCAAGCTGTCGAACGGCGAGGACGCGGACATCATGGCGAATTTCAGCTACGTCAAGGCGATCGTCGTAAAGGTTTCTCCGCCAAGCCAGGAAGGCAACGGCGAACGCAAGGGGACGCTCGACGTCACGTTCCGGCCGAACGGTCAGCAGACTGCACAGGGCAACAGCTAACAGAGGGCGACGTCGATGTTCACGGAGTTTTTCACGCTCAAGCTCGGCGATGTCACGGTCAAGGGCCGTCGGCTCACACTCAAGGAGATCCGGGAAAAGCGCGCTGACCTTCTCGGCAGTCGGCTCGACGTCGATAAATGCGTCGAGCTGATAAGCTCTCACGTCACGCTTGACAACGGCGACAAGTTCGATCCGTACGAGCTGACGCCCGGACAGATGCGGAGGATCGTTGGCGAGCTGATTCTTCCGGAGGAAGGACGCGGTATATCGGATTTTATCGGGTTGCTCTCCTGACGGGGAGCGATCCGGGCGAATCCGCACAGACCGCGATTCTCCGCGAGGGCGGACGGACTCTCGGCGTGTGGCTGCCGATCGCGCTTGCCGACCTGATGAACATGTTGATCGTGACGGCCAGGCGCGCGGCCGGCGACAGAGGCGCGATCAATCTGCTGCCGCGGTCGAAGATCATCGAAACGTGGGCGCTGCCGGCGATGTCCGCTGCGCTCGCGGAAGACGAACAGGAAAAAAAGGCGTTCGCGCTTTTGGAATCTGTAAGGAACCTGGAAAAACAAAATGAGCAAAAGCACCCACCAGTTTGAGATCAGAGGCGTTGACAAGTCCGCCGGTGCGTTCGGTTCTATCAAGAACCGGGCGGCCGTCACGTCTGCGCAGATCCGGTCGATGGTCGGCGGTGCGATCGGCGCGCTCGGCGCGTATTTCACATTCTCGTCGATCAAGGGCGGGATCGACGAACTCGGGCATCTATCCGACGTCGCGCAACGGACGTCGACGAGTGTTGACGAATTGACGCAGACCGCGGCCGCGATGTCCGCGATCGGCGTCAACATGGGCGTCGACCAACTCGCAAAGGCGTTCGACTACATGGCCAAGTCGACCGGGCGATCGGGCATGGCCGGATTTTACCAGACGATCGACGAGCTCGGCAAGGTCGATGACGTCTCGAAGCGCGCCCAGGCCGCAATGCAGGCGTTCGGGCGTTCGGGCATGGAGTTCATGCCGCTCATAAACGCGGCGGATACATCCGTCGAGGCATTGAAAACCGTCGTCGACGCAATGCCGAAGATCCCGCAGGCCGCGGCGGACGCCGGCGATGCGATGTCCGACGCAATGGGATTCGCCGCAAACCAGGCAAAGTCGATTTGGCTGCAGGGGCTCGGCGCGATCTGCGGATGGTTTGATAACGAATACAAGGGCGGCGTTCGCGAGGCGTCGCTTTCGGCCGGAAACTACCTGGAATACTATACAAAGGTCGCGGTCGCAAAGTGCATCACCTGGTACAAGAAGCTCCAGAACGGGCTCAAGGTTTGGGGCGACACGATCGGCGCGTTCGTCGGCGCGGCGTACGTCAAGATCACAGAGGGCGGATCATGGGACGATGTATGGAACCTGACGACACAGGCCTTTTCGCAGTCGCTCGACGAATACGAGGACGAATCGAAGCGCCTTGACGAGATCGAGGCGGAGCGGACCGAAAGATTCAAGAGGAATTTCGACGAACGAAAGATCGCGATCGAGAAATTCCAGGGCGCATACAACAAGGCCGCGGTATCCATCGAGGGCCGAAAGGCAATGGGCGCGGACGCCGAGGCGGACGTCGGACGGCAGACCCGGATCAGCAACGATCTCGTGATGGCGGGGTCGAACGCCGCGATGCGGATGCAGATACTCGGGCCGACGCTCCAGAGCGAATCGAAAAAGCAGACGGCGCTCCTGGAGAGGATCGCCACCAACACGGAAAAGACGGCCGACAACACCGAGGAATCGACGACTTCCGAAAGCATGGGGGTGATTGACTGATGGCAGACACATCAAAACAGAAGGCCGGACGCAAGTATTCGGTCGGCGAGAGCGGCATCACGACGCTTAAAAAGGATTATATCGTAATCCAGGACAGTATCATGCCCGCCAACGGCGAGAAGCTGACGTTTCCCGGCGTCCCGGCAATCGGTTCGGCACATCCTGTATATCCGGATCTCTACGTCCTGACATACGACGTCCAGGAAGGCGACGGAAAAGACAAGCAGACATTGACCGTGACTGCCAACTATGGGCGACAGGAAACAGAGACGAGCGGCGAGGGAGAAAGCGCCGTCACGGTCGCGGTCGATGAATGGGGATGGGACGACGGCACCGACGAAAAGGAACTCAATTCAGGCGTAGACGGAACGCCGCTTCTAAATTCGGTCGGCGATCCTTTCGACAGCGTTCCAAAGGTCATGGTCCCGGCGCCTGTCTTTACGAAGGTCATGAAATTCAAGGCGCGTCAAACAGGATGGGCGTCTGCGCATTGCAAGGTCAACGGTGCACCGGTCGAGATCGGCGGCGTCGAGTTCCCGACCGGCTCGCTCTTGTGTACGGTCGCGGAGAAACGCATCATCGGCAGTAAGGACTGGAAGTATCAGTACACGGTCCGGCTGCGATACAAGTCAAATCTCGTCGTCATCGAGCAGACGGATCCGGCGGTCGATATCGGATGGGACGTCGCGATCACCGACACGGGGATGCGCGCGATCGAGAACAACGAAAAGAAACTCATCCGCATGATCGACAAGGAAACAGGGAAGATGTGCCAGGTCACAACGCCCACGCTCCTGGACGGTCACGGGCAAAAACTCGGCGACGGCCACGATCCATACAACTTTCGTTTTCAGGCGTATGAACGCGCCACGTTTCCGGCATGGTTCTATTCAGAGCCGTCACTACAAGAGGAAGGTTTGACATGATAGCAAGATATCTTATCGACTGCCGCTGCGAACGTCCGGACTGGCCGTTCATGCCGGTAAGCGTCGCCTGCGGATCGGCGCGGACGATCGGCGTCATCGGCCTGCGCTCCAGGCTCGGCATCACCGTCACCGGCTGCAAGATCCGCGTGACGAACGCCGACGGCTGCGCGCTGACGATAGACTGCGTACTCACCGGCGGGATATGGGTCGCCACCTTCCCGGCGTCGCATTTCCAGAGCTACGGCACCGTGAAGAACGGCGTCGTCGTATTCGCGACGGGCCGAGACGAACGCGGCGACGATCAGATGTGGATCGAGCGCGTCGGAGATCTTCGCGTCACACCCGTCGACGCGGAATCGACGCCCGGCGGATCGTCCGCGCCGAAGGACGTCTATCTCAAGAGCTACGTCGCGCCGGACGGTGTACAGCACTACAAAAAATGTATTCTCGTATACTCGGAGCGACAAAACGCCTGGGGCGAGGATTACGTCGGCGATTACATTTTCGTCGGCGGCGACTACGTACCTTTTTCGGAGGGCTGACCATGAGGAAGCTGTCAACATTTGTAGATTGCCTGTTGATTACTGCCGTCGCAGTCGCGGCACCTACGGCAAACGAGGATTTCGTCGTCGCGGAAGATGCGAAGACATACACAAACGCGGTCAACGCGGCCAACGCCTACACCGACGGCAAGATCGCAGAGATCCCGGCACCGGACTATTCGACGAACAACACGGAACTCGTCGAGACGATCCAGGCAACTGCCCCCATGCCGGACAATTACGCCAACGCATCAATGCCGGCAAGGCTGCGCATGAGCCTGCCCGAAGACAGTGAGTTCATTGAACCGGTGTCTATATTTGACATGTATGGTTTTGTTTTCGACGATATGCCCGGCAAACCCAGGGTCGTATTTCGCAACGGCGCATTTCATATCGATTGTGAGTATGGCAGCGCTGTCGGTATCCGCGATGATTTCGAGGGGACCGTGAGTTTTTATCTGCCCGACACTCCATTTGAATACTATGAGTTCAGATACAGCATGTCGCCTGTCGCCACCATTGAGAAGGTCAACCTAACGGCACAGGCACTTGCGAATACAATAGACTATTCGACGAACAACACGGAACTCGTCGAGACGATCGAGGCGAAGGCGCCGACGCCGGATCTGTCGCCATTCCTGCGCAATGACAAACAGGACAGCGAGGTTCAGATATTCGGCGGCCGGCTTTCGGGTTTTGGCTTTCATGCCGACACAGGCCACAATGACAACGGGTGGAACCAGTACACGGCGCACAATGGGACGGCACTTGCGCAACCCCTTCCGTCGTACATCCAGAGCAACCCGTGGAATTTTCTGAAACAGGGCGAGGCGATTCCGACGACGGGCGGCGTGTTCAACGCATACATCCACCTGAATCATAAATTTTCCGTCGGCACCTGGACGCAGTACGTCAAGCCGATCGAATCGGTGGGCGGTTCGGGCATCGCGTTTGCGTTTGGCGACAACGTACAGACAAGGGCGGCCAATACAATGGTGCTTGGTGTCGGCGCACTCAATACAAACGACTGGTCGTTCATCTGGAACGGCGACGCGAACCGAATGTATTTTCCGACGCAGCCGAATATGTCGAACCCCTACTCGACGCGGTACAACGGCGGTTTCCATGTGAACCCGTCCGTCCGTACCGGCATGACGAATCCGCTCCAGAACTTTTGGATCGGCGACACGAATCTCGCGACGTGGATTTCGATAATGGAAGCAGACCCAACCGTGCCGCAATGGGCCAAGGCCGCAACAAAGCCCAGCTACACAGCGGCCGAAGTCGGCGCATATTCGACGAATGAAACAATGTACGTCGACTGGATCGGCGACATCGGCTGCATATATGGCGATTACATGCCATCAGGCGTTTGGGACTTTGGCGATGATTGCCTAAGGATTGCGAACTGGTATCAATTCAAGTTACACCTAACAGAGAGCCATCAAGCGGATGGCATTGTGATTTACGACTTCGACGACACGACGAAAAGGACGGTGCTCCCGATAAACGGTTCCGACGTCGCGACGATCGCCGACATTCCCGACGTCCCCGCAACCGTCTCGAACATCGTCACGGCCGCGTACATAAACGACCGCGTAAATGTCACGCCGCTCGCCGGGCGGACTTACGACTTCGCAACGAACATCGGACTGTATACCGCGGTGCGCGACGTCATTCTCGCGCTCGGTGGATCCGTCACGAATTTCCCCGCAATCCCGCAGAACTAAGGAGAAACCATGCCGACAAACACACTCACAGCATCCCCCACCGATCCGCTGCTCACTCCGGACGACCTGGCGGGAATCGACGAAACGACGAGAGACACGAACGAGCGCATCCGCGCGCTCGAACCGACGATCGACAACGCGGCCGCGGATGTCGAGGCGTTGAAACTACAGCTCGCCGGATCGCGCATCTGCCGCGTCACCGTCAACCTCAATCCGGCAGGCGGCGATTACGACGTGCCGACCGATCCGACGGAGCTTGCGGAAATCCTAAACGGTGCGCAGATCGTCCTGGAGGAACAGGGGATCGCGACGCCATACCGCTACAATCTCGCCGCGCTCGAAGGCGTCGCATGGGCTCAGACGCTCTACGTCACCGACGCATCGCTCTATGCGTTTTCGCGCGTTTCCTGCGTCCTCGGCAAGTCGGCGACATGCGCATACGCCGTCGTATCGACGAATTTCAAGCTGACGGTAAACGGCGACGTGTCGATCGACCTGTTCACGAAGCGCGTATCGGCGTCCGCCGACGAGGTTTTCGAGATCGCGCGTATCCAGCCGTACTCGTTCACGTCGTCCGGGACAATCACCATCGGCTCGGCGACGTACGCCGACGACGGCCGCAGTTTCATCGGCGTACGCATCACGGACGGCAACGGCACGCGCTGGCGTACGGGCGGATACGCCTTCAACTCGTCGACGCAATGGATCGACGAATCTCTCGTCAAGGTCCCGATATACGACGTCGAATCCGCAGGGGCGACGCCCGTTGAACACCTCATATCCGACGGCGGCGACGCGGAAAACGCGCTCGACATCATGCAGTCGCTCGCCTGCCTGAAAAACATCCGCATGGCCGACGTGACGCTGACGCACGGCGCGACGTCCATCACCGGCAACAAGTTCGTCGTCTTCGACCAGGTGTGGATCAAGACGACGCGCGAGAACGTACCGATGCACACGTTCGACGCGAACGGCAACGTCACCGGCACCGTGTACGTCGACTGCATCTGCAAATGGTTCTGCGACACACAGGCGGACGCGGACTATCATCTCTCGCCGCTGCACGTTCAGTACCGGCGCAACGGCGACAACTCGATCACGGAAGTGCCGCTCGACCTCGGATTCGTCGCGCGCTACTACTCGAACACGCAGAACGTCACGATCGACGGCGTGGCGACCGCGATGATGACGACACGGGCCGACAATTCAAAGGAGGTCGGCGCGTCGCGCACGTCGTTCCTGGCCAGGGCGCGGAACAACAACAAAATGTCAGTATCCGTAGCGATCGAGGGCGAGGAATCGCCGCGCACGTTCGCGGCGAACGCCGACGCGCGGCTCTTCTCAATGGCCGGGCTCGCGGAAGATTCGTTCATCGGAATGTTCGCGTACCTCTTTTTCGGCGCGAATGTCCAGGCGTCGCTTCCGGGCATCATGACGAACGCGGTCAGCTCGACGACGAACGGCGCGACGGACTACATTCTCGCCGCGGGAGTGTGGAACGGCGCGAAGAATACGGCAAGTCACCAGAACTCGATCGTCTTCCTCGGCATCGAGGACGCGAACTGGAGCTCGACCGGTTGCATGCTGCCGGACATCACCGCGATCTCCGCGCGCATCATCGAGACGGACGCAAGCGCGGCGATCCTCACGAACACGACGGAATCGTATTTCATCTACGCGCTCGATCGGCTCGACTACTTGCCGGGCGACTCGAATGCGAACTACAACATCACGACAAAGGATCCGGACACGCAACAGCAGATCACGACGCCGGCGTGGTTCCTGGGGCACGGCTATCGCCGCGCGGACTTCCCAAAGAACACGGGATCGGCTACCATGCGCCGCATCGGGTGGGACGATTCGCAACTCATTCGTGACGCGCTCATATTCACGACGCGGACGGCCGACGAAAATATCAACATGGCCGGATGCGACTATTCCTGGAACGTCGGGTATCCGTCCGCGCCCGGAACGCTGCCGGCAAGCGCGACCGTAGAGCTGTACAACTGGCTCGTGTTGGCCCGTGGCATCTACCGCAACTCCGGCTCGTCCCTTGGCATCGCCTCCTTGGGCGCTGGCAACGCGCTCTCGTACTCGAACGGCTCCTACTGGCGTTCGCGTCCATCCCTTCAGCTTTCACCCGCGTGAGCAATGAGCGAACGCGGGACTGCACGACAAAAATGCGTCCATCAACAAAAGGAAACTACACGATGAACTGACACAAGGGGATAAAGCGAGATATGAGACCGAGACTGCTCATGGTGGCCCGTGGCAACAACCGCAACAACGGCTCGAACCTCGGCATCGCCTACTTGAACGCTAACAACGCGCTCTCGAACTCGAACGGCAACAACTGGCGTTCGCGTCCAACCTTCACGCCCTGCGCGGCGACGCGCACGGGCGAAGTCCTCGGCTCTAAACCTGAAACACCACACAAGGCGGCTCGTCCGCGCGAAATGCGCGGTGCGGTGAAAAACGTGCATGAAAGGCCGGTTAGTAGGGCGCGGTTCGCGTCTCGAAGGGCGGCGGCACCAAAGGGATGGAGGTGCGCGGCATGAAGCGCGTCGGCTATCTCGCTGACAAGGTATTCACGCGCGAAAACGTCCGCGCGGCATGGGACGCCTACAACAAGAACCGTCCCGTCAAGCTGCGCAAGGCGTTCGACCAGCGCAGGGCCGACAGGATTCTCCAGGCGGCGCGGCGCGACTTCGCGGCGGTCGTGGCCAATCCGCGCGAAAAGACGATATTCGAGAGCGGCAAGGAACGCCGCCTGCAGATCCCGCGGTTCGCCGCGTCGATCGCAATGCTCATGCTTTGGAACGTCGCAGGGCCGTACATCGAGCGGCACATACATTCGATGTCGTTCTCGTCGCGCAAGGGCATGGGCGGACACCTGGCGGCCGCGAAGTGCTCGCGGTTCCTGCGGACGCACCGCAAGGATGCGAAATATTGCCTGTACTTCGACGTCAGGAAGTTCTATCAGCACATTCAGGTGCGAATCATGATGTCGCGGCTTGAGGCGATATTCAAGGACCGGCGCATTCTCGACATGTTCGACGCCGTTCTCAGGTCCGCGACCGGCGGACTGCCGATCGGATATCCGTTCTCGCATTCGCTCGCGAATCTCTACCTCGTCCCGCTTTACTTCCTCGTCCGCTCAATCAAGGGCGTCTCGCGCGCATTCGTGTACATGGACAACTGGATCGTGTTCGCGCGGTTCAAGAAGGCCGCGCACAAGGCGAGGGCCGCGGCGAAGGCGTGGCTTGCCGGGATGGGATGCGAGATCAAGGATGACTGGCAGGTTTTCCCGACGGCATCGAGGCGCGTGAAGATCTGCGGATTCGCGCTGCACGCGGCGCATCCGCCGCGCCTGTACCGCAGGATATGGCGTCGGACGCGGCGCGCGTTCTGCGTGTTCGCGGCGCATCCGACGAAACGGCTTTATCTCTCGCTCATGAGCAGGAAGGGCTGGCTCATGGCGATAAACAAGCATTTCAGCCCAGCATTCAAACTTCCAAACGGAGGGTATCTATGGCAAGCAAGGTAGTTCCCGGTTCCGCGCCGATGAGTGCAGTCACGATCGAGGACAGCGAAAGGCGCTGGACGCCGCTCGACATGAAGCGCGCTCTCTCGGCGGCCGGCCATTGGGCAGAGGTCAAGGCAATGCTCGTCGCCGCGGACAGGTACGACGACTTCCTCATGTGCAAGTACGTCTATGAGGGCGACGAGGATTTCCAGAACGCGAAGGCATGGGCGATCGAACAGTACGGCGCGGAATCCGTCAACGCCCTTCTCGACGCCATTCCGACGGAGGGGTGACAAATGTGCTCAAAAGAAGAGTTTGCGCGACTGCGCGACGTTACGCGCGAAAACACGAAGGCGATAACGGAACTCCAGAAGGCGGATGCGACGCAGAGCGAGCAGATCAAGACGCTGTTCAACACCACCAAGGAGCAGGGCGCGAATCAGCGCCAGCTCCTGAACCGACTTGTCATGGCGGTCATCGGCATTCTTGTGCTCGTCGTCCTCGCGCTGATCTTCGGAGCGCTTGGCAAAGATGGCTTCAACGGCGTGACAAAGGCCGCGCCTAATCTGATTTCCGTGGGCTCGTCGCCTTCGGAGTAAACCCAAACCGAAAGAAAACAACATGAAGACATTACTCAAGTGGTTCGTGAAGAAGTGCGTCTCGCGTGAGACGCTGAAAAACGGCATTCACGCGATGAACGCGGAGCTTGCCAAGCGCAAGTTTGACGAGCGCCAGGCAAAGGTCCTCGACATCGCCAACGACGTGTCGGAAGTCACCGCCGCATACTGCGGCGCGTTCGCCGACGGCGTTCTTGGGCCCGATGAGCTCGACGCGGTGAACGTGCAGTGCGACTCGAAGATCGACAAGTACATTGACGACGCGATGATCGACAAGGTTATCGACGCTATCGTCAAGTAACGCCATCCGCAAATCAAAACAACAAAACAGGAGAACACCATGAAGGTCAACAAGATCAAGGATAAGGTCGCGGCGAAGGTCGCGAAGGGTAAGGCAAAGGTCGCCGCCAAGTGCGGCAAGGCGAAGAAGGCGTGCGCGATGCTTGTCATGGCCGCGCTGGTCCTCGTCCTTGCCGGGTGCATGGCAGGGTGCAAGATGGGCGAACAGCCGACGGCGCAACGGGCGCAGACTGCCAACACGCACGTCACATACATTGTTGAGGACGGCGGCCGTGCGACGTTCAATTACGGCGCAGAGTTCGTTTCGCAGGCCCAGGCGAACGAGACGAGCGGCACGGAAACGATGTCGAACGCGCCGAAGAACACGCCGACCGTCACGACCGACACGGACACCGCGCTTGACATCCCCGTGAACAAGGGTAACGCCGGAACGTCCGCCGCTGGCGGTGCGGCCGAACGCTTGCTCGGTGCTGGCGCGGACTGGCTTTCGGGCAAGCTTGGCGATACCAAGATTACTCCGACCGCGACGGTCGCGCCGCTGTCCGCTTCGGATTCTGCCGCATGTCCCGACGGATCCTGCAATCCCGGCGGCGCGTGCACGGACTGCTCGATAAAGTAAGGGGCGTATTATGGCGCGGAAATTCGTACTCGGGCCAAACGCTGCGCGGAAATTTTCGGAGCTGATTCGCGGATCGGGCGAGGTGTCGCGGCGCGTCGGCGCGGCATCCGGGCTCGCGTTTGATTCCGAGTACGCCGCGCCGTATACCGTTCAATGGGCTCAGTCGGCGGGAAGCGGAAGCGGATCCTGGATCATTTGGCTGCCGTCGTCGGAGCTCGTCGTTACGCCAGACGGATCGCTCGATCCGTCGTCAGGACTTACGGCGGCCGGTGGCGAATATCCTGCGGGATGGTACCTGCTGGGCGATTCGATGCTCAGTTCATCGAGCGGCGGGACGCTCTACCTAAACATAACGCTCGGCGACGATCCGGAAGCGGAGTTCTCGAACGCGCCGCCAAGCAGTTCGAGCGGATCCGGATCAGAAGGCGACGAGGATAAATTCAGCATTCCGATCTGCAACGCGACCGTGACATCCGACGGGGAGCGCAAGATCAAGCAGTTCGCAACGTCCGTCATCACGGTCGGCGGATCGGGCGACGGTGGATCCGTCACGCCAGACGATGTTTCAACCGAGTTCATTCCGCACGATTCAGCGCAGGGCGCGGACAATTCGGACGAGGGCAAGCTGCAGATCAAGGGGTTCAAAAAGGGAACGCCGACGTCTTCCACCACAATTGCCGCAGACCTCCAGGCGACCGGCACGAACGGCGGACATGTTCTGTTCCGGGAAAGTGACGGATCGCTAAAGTTCAAGGAGATCGGAAAACTGACAGGGCAGACGATCGATCTGTCGGACTTCGCGGCCGGCGTCTATTTCGCAACGGGCATCGAGTGGACGGGATCGCCCGATTACCAGATCAAGGCGCCGCGCGTACTCGTGAAATTCGCGAATAACAAATTGTCCGTGACGACGGCAAGCGCGCAAACCATCAACACGACGCCGTGGACGTCCGCGGGTACAACGACACCGACGTAATGGAGATCACGGTAAACAATCCAGACTGGGGCAGGGTCGACCAGGTATCACGCCCGTTTTCAGTCAGTCGCGATGAGCGACCTGCAGGAAGTAATTACTCGACCGTGTTTTCGGAATCGAGCGGCATTGTCACGCAGTACACGGCAGTACCAAACGCCGGTTATCGTTTCCTGAATTGGACGAACATAAAATCGACCGTTCATTATTGGGGAGAGGACCGGCACAAAAAGGACGGTTCCGTATATAATTCGTACGATACAACATACAATCGATCCCGCACAAGCTCGGACGTAAATCCCCTGGGGTATTCGTTCGCCGACACGGCCGCATGGAACCAGACGCTTTGGCCGCCTCCATACAACACAGGTTTTTCAACGCCACCGCATCAGATCGGCCTGACGTCGCATTACCATTCGATCGGCGATCAAAATTATAATCCGGACAACGATTCGGAAGGCGACTGGTATACAGATTGGACGCCGGTATCGCTCCAGGCCAATTTTACACCGATCCAGGTTGCGGTCAGGTTGAAATATCGGAAGCGCGGCGACGCCGGCGATGTCATCGTTGCGACGCTCGGCGCTCAGGACGCGGGATCGCAGTTGACGATTCCAACGCAACTCTATGCAATCCCGCAATCAGGCGACAGTTCTTTCGCCGGCACAAATTGGGCCTGGAATCGCCACTGGAAAGACGAGACGACGGGCGCCGTGTACAAATTGGGCGACGTCATGACGCTGCCAAAGCCGGTTTACTCGGGCGAGAACACGGTATATATCGATCTGTACGCCGTCTTCCGGCAATGCACGATGCTGCCGATGTACCTGCCTTCGACCGGGCTGCTGTTGCATGGCACGTCGCGCCGCAGACAGTACATCATTCGCGACGGCGATCCGTTGTCGTAATCATCGAGGCGCGTTCGAGCGCGGCGCGCTTTGCATCCAGGTGCTCGTCGTGATCGTATCGTTCGGCCGTCGCGTCGACACGGTGGCCAAGAAGCGCCTTGCGCGTCTCGATGTCCGCGCCCGTCTCGGCAAGTCGCGTCGCCGCGGTATGTCTCCAGGAGTGGATCGTATACCCGGCGTTGCCGAGACCGGCCGCATCGAGGACTTCCCGGAAGCTCAATATTTCGCGCGCTGCGCGTCCGCGGTTGCCGTATAGCTCGGCGTGAACCGGGAAAAGATAGTCGCCGGTACGCGGCAACGCCGCAATCATGTCGCGGATCGGCTCGATGATCGGGATTGCGACGGCGATTTTGTGCCGTTTTGTTTTGGCCGGAGTGAGACGCAGGGCGTCGCCGTCGATTTCCGTCCACATCAGACGCGCGACGTCGCCATATCTAAGGCCGGTATGCCGCATGATGGTACACACTTCATACCATTGCTTTCCAACGCGCCTGGCGGCGTCCAGGACGCGCCGTTCGTCGGCAGGGGTGAATGCCTTGCCGATCTCGCCGTCGATGTCCTGGGGGCGCAGGGACGGCCAAGGATTCGAGATATTGGTCGATGCGTTGCCGAGAAGTTCCCATACAGTCGTAAGGTCGGCGATGATGTTGATTCGCGATTTCGATTTCAGCGGCTTGCCGTCGCGCCCTTTGAGCGTCGTCAAATAGGTCGCGAATCCTGCGGCGATCGGGCCGGTCACGGCTTCAACCGTCTCGACGGTCGGGCGTTCGCGGTGCAACCATTCGATCAGCCGCTTGACTGTATTGCGCCGGCGCGTCATGGTGTCGGACTTGATCGCGGTTTTCCCTGTCGTCTTCGCGAGATCGAGATAAATGTCGAACGTCGAATCGATGGGCAACAGACCATCAACCGGTTTCTTGT